AAGCCTAGGGCGGCTGCAAACGTTGCTCCACAGGGCAGCGAGACACCACTTGCTCGAGCAGGCGACTATGATAGACGAGTACTAACTGAAGCTCGAAAAACAGAAATACTCAAAAGAGTTGAAGAAGCTAAAAGAAACAGAGTATAATCAAAAAGATTGAAATATTGCTTCTTGATTCATTGTCTCTTGGTTTCTGGGCGGTTTTTTCAAAGCCTTGTTTGCCGCCCAGTTTATATTCCTTAATTAGCTCTTTTTTTATATGAGTATGTTACTCATAATACCTGTACACCCGAACTTGACTGTTCGGGTGTATTTTTTTTACGGTCATTTTTGAGTTGTATTGTGACGTCGCTCATCACACGGCCGTATCCAGACTCGCCACCTGATGGTTGTATCGAGACTCACCACCTCACGACTGTATCGAGACTCGTCCTCTCAGAAATAAAAATATATTTAAAATGCTAATTAGGAGTAAGTGTATGATTACTACACCTACAACGCTCCCGGCTCCAGTTCAGCAAACCTTTGACGACGTCCTACTTTCGGTAAGAACTCCAAATCTTATTATGAAGTTGGCCGCATTATCAAAACGTTTGCCGGCAAAAGGCGGAAGAACTTTACGTATGGCACGTTATGATAGACTGCCTACCGCTCCAGTACCATTAGGACCCAGTGGTCAAACTCCCCCTGCAACTCCCCTACATAGGGTAGATATCGACGCTACAATGTCGTTCTATGGCCTCTATGTCGCAATTAATCAGCAGGTTAAAGTGGCCTGCTTTAAATCAGCCCTAATTGAGGTGGAAATCCTAGCGTAAAACTAGGACAACACTGCGCAAGGCAATTGAATTATAGGATTAGCGAATATGAAGAGCTTTAAGTTGATGAAACAATTTGTAACGGAGATCAAGAACTTCCTTATCTATAGGTTGAGTTCCTTGGCATCCTTTACGCATTCTTGTTTTTTCAAATGTGTCTCTCATTTCAATCATTATTTGAGCTTGGTCTTTCTTGATAACAAGATAGGGCAATGTACACTCGCACAAATGTTTAACGCGATCAGAAAATATAGTCCATCTAAATGGAACGCGTTTACAATTACTAGCCATCTGTTTAGCGGTATAGGTAGAAAGCTTTCCTCCAAAATTATCAACGAGCCACTCGATAAGAACTTTATCAGTACTGGTGACTTGAATTGTGGTGTGGAAATGGGGAATGCCGGTTTTTTTGCTAAAAGCATAACAACCGATAATGAAACTACCTTCTCCGTCAAGAATTCCAGCAAGATAGGCCAATTGTGCGACAGTATAATCTTTAATGATGTATTTGCTGATCATGTAATATCCTTTACGATTAATAGTATATTACTAGTGTATCGTAAATTAAAGCTGGCGTAAACGACTAAAGCGGGTAGACACCAGAAATGGTGAAGCGATAGTCTGAACTGCGACTATATATAAAATCGCAGAGGAAGATCCGAAGAGGTTTTCCCGCCAAATAGAAATTATTTGGTCAACAAAAGTAACAGATTTAATGCACATTGCAAAATCAGGATCCGGTCTTAAACGAAACTGCCGAGCTTCTTGGACTCTCACTTCGTATGACCGAGGATCAAATCACGAGAGACATGCTAGCCGCCACAAGTAGCATCTACAATTGTACCGGGGGCAACAACGGAGACCTTCCAACTAACCTTTCGCTCTCTGATATAGACGATGTCACTTCAGCATTGCTCACAAACGATGCCTGGATGATTTTGGACACAATCGGAGCTGAGGACAAATTTGGAACCGGTCCGACCCGAGATGCGTACATGATGCTCGGGCATACTCGCTTATCTAAAGATTTGAATAACATAAATGGTTTCATTTCTAAATGGAACTATCCGAACGAAAACCGAGTATTGAGATCAGAATGGGGTGCCATAAACAACGTTCGCGTGATGCTATCATCAGTCGCGAGTGTATCTCCTAATGCGTCTGCTTTAGGAAATGACGTTTATAACAACTTCATCCAGGGTATGGAATCGTTGGCTTGCGTAGAGCAAGATAACTTCTCCGCTCGATTCCTTTACAGACCGCCTGTGTTCTCTGATCCATTGTTCCAAAATGTGACCATAGGTTACGTTTTTGCGGAAGTGCCTAAACATTCTGGGCACTCTAAATTTTCTCTGATTGACTTGGAAGCCGTAGCGTAAGAGCCGGTGACAGGGCGGAAGGCGAAAGCCACCGTGAGAGACTAAGTGAGAAAACACTGAAAAGTGATGCGATAGTCCGAACAACTGAGGAAACCAGTTGAGAAGAATCCGAAGCGGTTCTTCCCCCGATAGGGAGTAACAAATGAGAATATTGAACGATTTATGGATCACTAACGCGCGCTGTACGCTCGCATAAGGAGATATTATGTCTGTTCAATTTTCAGGTACTAATCAAGGTTTCTTCACCTCTACAGGTGTAGCTCAAATCCTTCAACTTCCTTCGAATGTTGATTGGTTGTGGGTAAAGAACCTTACAACATCATATGCATCTGGTGCAAGCACTGGTGCCGAGTTCTATTGGCAGCGTGGTATGACCCAAGGTCTTGGTACTATTTATACCAAAACCACATCTACCAATGCTCTTACCGTAGGACAAGTAGCAGCTAATGCAGGATTCTTCCTCGTTAACTCTACTTTCAATATTCCTGGGCCATCATTGACCTTTACCGCTATTACCAATGGGACACCTCCTGTTGTTGATACAGCCAATACAGGGTCACTTGTTACGGGTGATATTGTTCGTATATTTAATACAACTGGTGGCCAACAACTTGGTGGTCTTGATTTCACTATTGGAACGGTTGTATCAGGTACGAGTTTTACTCTTGCCTATATGCAACCAATAGCTGCGGCAACCGGTGGAACATTCCGTGTTATTCCGTATAGCCCATATTTCTATCCATCATTGCGCTATATCACCAATATATCTCAAGCGACACAAGCAATTGTGACTCTATCAGTAACGCATAATTATACTGTTGGGCAGAAGATAAACTTCATCATACCAACAGTATCTGCGACAGCATTTGGTATGACTCAACTTGATGGAATGTATGCAACTATCGTTGCTATAAACCAAGCCGATGCTAATGGTTATACCAATACTATTACTGTCGATGTCGACACAACTGGATTCACTGCGTTTGCATTCCCTCTTACAACTGACCTTGGATTTACTCCAGCTCAAGTCATTCCTGTAGGTGAGAATACTGCTGTCGCATTGAATCTCGGACAAAACATTCTTGCTGATGCTACTGTCAACACAGCGTTCTTCGGTATGCAGCTCCAAGCTGGTACTGGGTCCCCTGCTGGTGTAAGTGGTAACTTGATCTACTGGGTAGCTGGTAAATCATTTAGCAATAACGGTTCATAAAATATCTATAGGGGGTCGGCCGTGACCCCCTACTAAAAAGGGAAAGTAGTATGAAATTAAGTTCTGGAAATATGCGTAAACCTGAAGTTCATGGTCCTCTGAACGCTGCGCAAGAAAAAAATAAGAAAATGACTCGCGAACAAATGGCGAAACATATAGAAAATATGAGAGCCCGCGATTCTGAATTAGTATCTGGTATATTCAAAAATCTTGAAAATCCTGCTTCAGGTAGCTCTCGTGGATCAGTTGCATTTGCCTATAAATTGTATCCTGGAGACCAAGAGTTTTATGAACTCACTGATGGCGAACGATATACACTTCCACGTGGTGTAGCACGACATCTCAATGTGAATTGCTTTTATAGAGAGTATCAACACTTACCAGGCGAATTTGGCCAAACTGGTATGCGTGGCGCAGCACCTGATGGCCGATTACATACAACCAATATGCAAATGTCTCGTAAAGTCCATCGCTTTGCATTCCATAGTCTCGAATATATGGATGATGATGGTGATATGACACCAACAAATCTCGTTGAAGTTACTATGTCTAATTAGGAAATATATATGTCTATAACCATGCCAAATTACTACGCTGTGCAAATGCCCATGTTTCAACCAGCTATGCGTAATATCCTCTCTATCACACAAGGCAATCCAGCATTGATTACCACTACCTTTGATGGTATCAATCCTGGGGCACACAACTATCAAACTGGTCTTATTGCACGACTTATTATTCCTGATGGATTTGGCATGGTTAGGGCAAATCAACTTTATGGAACTGTCACCCTAGTAAACGACACTCAGTTCACCATATCTATAGATACAACATTATTCGATCCTTTTGTGGTGCCGACTTTCCAACCAGGTAACAATGGAACGCCTGCCGTCGTTGTTCCTACCGGAGAAATAAACGAGTTGCTAACTGAAGCAACTCAAAATGTTTTACCGTATCCATAAAATATTGCTGTGTCACTAATCGTCCTGATACTGTAATAAAAAAGAGTAGTTGTTGCAGGAGAGTAGTAATGGCAAGCGCAACCTTACAAGCGATTCAAACGAAAGTTCGTCGTTTGACGAGAACGCCCTCGATCTCTCAAATGTCGGATGATCAACTTAATGATTATATCAACACATTTATTCTGTATGATTTACCTGAACATCTACGGTTGTTTTCTTTGCGTACAACCCTGACATTCTATACACAACCTAACATAGATGTTTATGCTACTAACACTACTGACATTAATAACGCATTGTATAACTTCCAAAACAAGTATATTGCCGTACATCCACCAGTTTTTCTGGCAGGGATACAAGGCTTTTACACTCAATGGAGGGACGTATTTTATGGATATTATCCTCAAACTAATACTATTGCTGACACTCTTCTCTTTGGCAACGGTTCTCCTGGACCCTTTAGCGGCGTGGTTACGGCTCATCCTATGATTCAGAATAATGTCATATTCAGTTGCCTCGATCAAAATGGTACTGCAATGATATTAGTCGATTATCCAATATCAAATATCCTTGGTGTTCTTGGACTTGTTAATAGTGCTCAAACATCACCGTCACCATACGGAACTATAAATTATATTACTGGGGCGTTCTCTGTAACATTCCCTAATAACACTCAAGTAATGGCTCCTGTTATCGTTGAGAATATTGGATATCAACCAGGCAAACCTCTTGCCGTCCTTTATTACAATAACGAATTCACCATTCGACCAATACCTGACAAAGTCTATTCAATACAGTTAGAAGTCGATATGAGACCAACAGAGCTTTTACAACTTACTGATGTTCCTCAGCTGGAACAGTGGTGGCAATGGATAGCTTATGGTTGCGCCAAGAAAATATTTGAGGATCGTATGGATATGGAATCTGTACAAATGATCCTCCCTGAATACAGGAAACAAGAATGCCTTGTTCTCAGAACTACTCTGACACAACAGGCTAATGAGCGCACAGTGACAATATATACCCAAGGTAAAAATTATGGATTCATGGGTGGCTGGGGTGGTTCAGGCTGGCCTTATTAGGGAGATACAATGGCATTAATTAACGTTCCTTTAACGGGTCAGAATCTCGGTAATACTCGAGTTCCTATCAACACAAACTTTGCAACTATCAATACAGCATTTGCTATAGATCATGTTGCTTTCGCAACGAGCGGTGAAGGTTGGCATAATAAAGTAACTCTTCCAGTACAAGGAGGAGTTCCTACTTTTGCATCAGGCCAAGATGGGATTTATAACTTTGCTAATGCAACTACCGGTTCTAATGAGTTGTATGCTCACATACAAAAAGCTGGAGGCTCTGCAACAGCAGATATTCCTTTTACAGCATCCTCAATAAGTCAAAATTCAGGTATAACGAATGGTTCTACTGGGTGGACATACCTTCCATCTGGAATCTTAATGCGGTGGGATTATTTTACCTACTCGACTAATACCGGAAATATTACATACACCTATCCTACAGGTGCTGATTATCCACCCGCATTTAATAATCTTTTCTCTGTTCAGATAACACCAACATCTGTTGCAGGGGGGGATCAAAATTTTTCTGTAAGACTTATATCAATTTTAAATAGCACTCAATTTTCTGTGTATTTCTCAAATAGAACGAGTGTAGGTCCATGGACTGGAGCACAAGCAGCTATATGGGTCTTAAGTATAGGGAACTAACATGGCAACAGATCGTTTCTTTATAGCACCATACGATCAAAAGTCTGGTTTGCAAACAAACGTTAAACCATGGCTTATTCCTGACGAAGCATTCAGTAATTTAACTAATGCTTATGTCTTTCGTGGTCGCGTAAGAAAACGATTTGGTTCACGATGGTTTCAAGACAATGTTCTTCTCTCTCGATTCAGAGTACTCGTCGGAGAAACAAGTAGCGCGGGAAGTCTTACCGGAACAGTTCCTGCATCAGGAACTACTTCAGTGACTGTAGGCGCACCTGGTCAATGGTTCTTAGTAGGTGATGTTCTATTTACTGTAAATACTACCGGAGCGCTTCTTATATCGAATGGTAGTGCTACGACAGCAACCTTTAACCAAAGCACCGGACAGTTTGTTTTTACTGCTGTTTATGACAATACTATCCCAACGCCAGTCCTTCAGGCACTAGAAAATGTTTATTGGTATCCAGGATTCCCTGCAATGGGGCTATTGAAGTATGAAACAAGTGTTTCTGATAATGAGATTACAATTGGATTCGATACCTCTTATTCTTATATCTATAATAATGGGTGGAATCGCCTTGCGATGGGTGCTGCGACATGGACGGGAACTGACTCTGAATTCTTCTGGGGCACAACCTACACAACTGCTGACGCCTCTACCACAGCATTCTTTGTAACAAATTTTAATCCACCTGACGGTATTCGTTATTATCTAAGTAGTACCGAAGTATGGAATCAAGCAGTATTCAATTATGGTGTCACCGATCTCATGGTCACAACTGATGGATCAGGAGCATACTCGGCAACTCTCGCCGGTGGGTTTATAGGACAATCGTTTATTATTGGCACTACTATTTTTACCATTATTGCGGCAACCGGAGCTCTTGGGGTCCAATCATTAACTACCGCAGCACCCATGGGTACAGGAACCTATAATACAACAACCGGAGCACTAACTTTTACGGGGGCCAAGATAAGTACGGAGATTTATTATACTGGTAACAACTATGTAAACACTGCCGCTATTATTGTAATATTTAAAAATAGAATGCTTCTTTTCAATACTATTGAAAATGGAGTACCGTACCCTAATAGGTGTAGATACTCACAAATAGGTTCTGTTTTGGACCCATCAGCATGGTTTACACAAATACCTGGTAAGGGAGGTGCTGTTGACGCAACTACTGTTGAGGCCGTTAATACTGTAGAATTTGTAAAAGATCGTCTCATAGTTTCGATGACCAATAGTACATGGGAAATCGTTTATAACGGTAACCAAGTTTATCCATTTGTTTGGCAGCAAATTAATACTGAACTTGGATCAGAGGCATCATTCTCAGTCGTTCCTTTTGATAAGGTAGCTCTTTATTTTGGTGGTCTTGGCATCCATGCTTGTAATGGATCGAATGTAGAGCGTATAGATCAAAATATTCCTGAAGAAGTGTTCAATGTTTCTAATGCCAATGCTGGAATTTATAGAATATATGGTATAAGAGATTACTTCTTAGAAATGGTTTATTGGTCATTCCCGGGCACCGATACATCATCCCTATCATACTTTCCCAATAGTATATTGGTGTATAACTATAAAAATGGTACCTGGGCTATAAATTACGATACGATAACCTGCTTTGGTTACTTTAATCCACAAACTGGTGTCACATGGAATGATGATGATGCTGGTTGGGATGATCCTATTCCTTGGGATAATGGTGAAGACCAGATCCTTTTCAAACAAGTTATAGGTGGCAATCAACAAGGGTTCACTATGATTTGTGACCCTGAAATAACAAGTAATATACCTGTATTACAGATAACTAATATTACAACGACCCCTGTAACACAGTTAACTATTATCAATCACACACTTACGGATGAAGAATATATATTCATTCAGGGGTGTACTTATAGTGACTTAAGTAATGGTCTCAATGGATTAATATACCAAGTAATTCAAGTTGTTGATGTTAATACCATTGATATAGGTCCTGTAGCACCTTTCACCGGTACTTATACTGGTGGGGGTCTTGCCGCACGAGTAAGTAAAATAGATATTCAAACCAAAGAATACAACTTTTATGCAGGTGAAGGACGAAACGCTTATATATCTAAAGTAGACTTCATGGTCGATAGTACTGCAACTGGACAAGTAGTAGTTAATTTCTTCGATTCAACAGCAGATATTCCACTGTTACAGGATGGTATAGAGCAAGGTGTCGTACTAGGAACGGGGAATCTTGATACTGCGCCCTATCCCAATGTACTCAGAGAAGCAACGCAAGTTCGCTTATGGCATCCTGTATACCTCTTTGCCGAAGGCGAAGTAGTACAACTTCAAATAACAATGAATTTCGATCAAATGACTAGCCCTGCTATAAGAATCGATGATTTTCAACTTCATGCAATGTGTATATATGCCACTCCTACAAGCGCTAGGTTTCAATAATGCCATATGTAACAAATCAACAGAACCACACTGGTTCATTTGTCCCTACCACCAATGTATGGGAAGTATCACAACTTTATGATGTAGATGTTAAAAGCCCTGAGTTCAAGGAACTCTTGGTTCGATTATATCAAAACGTCAACAACATTGCTTTATCGCTTAACCTCAAAGAGTCATCACTTTATACCACGTATGAATTTGTAACCGGTGATGTTATATCGATCAATGGATCTGATGATCTTAGACCAGGATATAGAACATTTGTTGTTACAGGCGCATTAGGCGCTGGGGTTACATCAATCAATCATAATCTCTATGTGGGTCCTAGTTGGACTTGGATTGAGATCATTGGTTCAGCAACAAATACTACGACTCTTGTTGGATATCCATTACCTTTTGCGAGTGCCACTGGAACTAATAATATTCAAGTAACCGTGACAGCTACCCAAGTTGTAATCAATAATCAAAGTGGTGTTACGTTTACCAATAGTTACGTGATATTGAAGTATATAAAAACTTAAAGTTCTTAAGGAATAGTTATGGCAATCAATTGGGGCAATGCAATAGCAGGAGGACTAGGAGGAGCTGGATCAGGTGCATCTATTGGTTCCTTTGGTGGTCCAATAGGTGTCGGAGTAGGTGCAGGGGTTGGGGGACTTGCAGGCATTTTAGCGTCTATTTTTGGTGGTCAACCACAAGAGGCCGGGGCTCAACGCACAAGTGCTCCAGACGAACAAGAACAAAGTATCCTTAAATTTCTTCAAGAACATGGTAAAAGTTTGATTCAGAACCCTGGTCAAGGATTTCAACCAATAGCAGACCAGGCTAGAA